GCGACTGAGATCTCGGGCGCTCTTACCGATCAAACTTCGGACAAAAAGACTTCAGTGGTTCCGGTAGTAGACAACGACATAACCATGCTTACAGAGATCGAACCTCCGGAAGTCGAGGTCGAGGTAGAAGAGCCTGTGGTAACCGCGGACCCAGAAACCGCGGACCCAGATGTCCCAGACATCTTTGTGCCAACGATTACAACTACGGACGAGAACGGAGATACCGTGATTGAGTGTCCGGAAGGTTATGTGCAGGTTGAGACCGAGAACGGTCCAATGTGTCAGAAGATCATCACGGCGAGATCCTCTATTCAGCGTGGCGGCAGATTTGTTAGGGACCAAGGTCGAGGGTACACGGGTCGTGTGGCTAGTCTCTCCAGCGGGAGTAAAGGACCAGGTCAGAAGCGCAAGACTCGTACAACATCTCGTACAGAACGCATTCGGCCTACGGTTAGAACCTGATGAATCTACAGGCGCTACCAGAAGAAGCTCTAAAAGAGATCTTGGCCTTAACCGAGGCCAAGAAAAGGCTTGATTTGCGGGAAGAGGCGAGCGAAAAGTTCATGCCGTTTGCGCATCACGTCTACGAAAACTTCATCGAGGGCCGTCATCACCGGATAATTGCTGAAAAACTTGAACGTGTTGCGCGAGGAGAACTCAAGCGATTGATAATTAACATGCCACCTCGACATTCTAAGTCGGAGTTTGCAAGTTTTTTGATGCCAGCGTGGTTTTTGGGCCGTAATCCGAAGTTAAAAATCATCCAGGCCACGCACAACACTGAGTTGGCGGTGCGTTTTGGCCGCAAAGTAAGGGATTTGATCGATGATCCAGCGTATAAAGAGATTTTTCCAGACACGAACCTCAAGGAAGACAATAAAGGCGCGGGTAAGTGGGGCACTACAGCGGGTGCAGAGTACTTTGCTGCGGGTGTGGGCGCAGCTATTACTGGGCGCGGTGCAGATTTACTTATCATTGACGACCCTCATTCGGAACAAGATGCGTTAAGCGAGTCTGCTTTCGATAATGCTTACGAGTGGTACACTTCTGGCCCTCGTCAGCGTCTTCAACCGGGCGGAACCATCATTTTGGTCATGACTCGATGGGGTAAAAAGGACTTGACAGGCAGATTATTGGCCCAGCAGGGCAGTGATGTGATGTCTGACCAGTGGGAGGTTGTGGAATTTCCTGCAATTCTGCCGTCTGACAAGCCGTTGTGGCCTGAGTTCTGGGATAAGGACGCTTTGCTTTCGATTAAGGCGTCTTTGCCTGTTGGAAAGTGGAATGCGCAGTGGCAACAGCAGCCGACGGCGTCGGAATCTGCGATTATCAAACGCGACTGGTGGCAGAACTGGGAGAAAGAAGAGATTCCCCCTGTCAAGTACATTCTTCAGTCTTATGACACAGCTTTTTCGAAGAAAGAGTCCGCGGATTACTCTGCGATTACCACCTGGGGCGTCTTTACGCCCGAGGAAGGTGGGCCTGACAACATCATTTTGATGGATGCGCAGCGTGGTCGGTGGAATTTCCCTGAGTTGAAGGAAAAAGCGTTTGAGGAGCATGAGTATTGGGAGCCGGACATGGTGCTGGTCGAAGCAAAAGCGACGGGTACACCGCTTATTGACGAGTTGCGGCTCCGCGGGATTCCTGCGCTGGGCTTCTCACCGGGCAAAGGACGTGATAAAGTAACTAGAATGCACATGGTTGCGCCATTGTTCGAGGCTGGTGTAGTCTGGGCCCCAAGTGATAAGAAGTTTGCGGACGAGGTTATCGAAGAAGTTGTATCATTTCCCAATGGCGACCACGATGACTTTTGTGATAGCATGACTTTAGCACTGATGCGTTTTCGCCAAGGTGGGTTTATCTCGCTTCATGGTGAGGGCGATGACGAAAACGAGTATCGCCGCAAGCGGGAGTATTACTAATGGCTTTGCCACCACTTTTAGATTCTGGAATATCCTCCGAAGATATGGCTCCTACAGAGGCCTCTGTTGATGTTTCGGTTCCGCAAGTAGAAGATTTCGCAGGCGGAGCGGAGATCACCGAGGACGGACAAGGCGGAGCGGTTATCCAAGCCTTAGTTGAGGCGATGCAGGGCGAAGTGATGGAGGAGCAGATTCCTCACAACGCAAACTTAGCAGAATATTTAGATGACGGGTATCTCGGAGAGATCTCTTCCGACCTACGCGCATCCTATGAAGACGACATGGAGTCCCGCTCAGAGTGGGAAGAGACGTATACACAGGGTTTGGATCAGCTTGGCGTTAAGTACGACGAGCGTACACAGCCGTTCCAAGGGGCATCGGGGGTAACTCACCCGTTGATCGCGGAGAGTGTTACGCAGTTCCAAGCGCAGGCGTACAAAGAGTTGTTGCCAGCGGGTGGCCCAGTCAAGACTCAGGTCTTGGGTTTACAGGACGTGGCTCGTGAAGAGCAGGCGTCTCGTGTTAAAGACTTTATGAACTACCAGATCATGGAAGTTATGGAGGAGTTTGATCCGGACATGGATCAACTTCTGTTCTATTTACCGCTTTCGGGCTCTACGTTTAAAAAAGTTTACTACGACGAAGCTAAACAACGGGCGGTTTCTAAGTTTGTTCCGGCTCAAGATTTGGTTGTGCCGTATGCTGCGTCTGATTTGGCTACCGCTTCGCGTGTTACGCACGTTCTACGCATGGACGGCAACGACATCCGCAAGATGCAGTTAGCTGGGTTCTACCGTGACGTAGAGTTAAGCAAGTACAACCAAGAGGACGAGGTCCGCGATAAGATCGACGACATTCAAGGCACGTCACGCACTTACTCGGATGAAGTGTACACGATTCTTGAGATGCACGTTGACTTGGACATCGAGGGCTTTGAGGACATGGCTCCTGATGGGGAGCCTACAGGCATTGCGATTCCTTACATCGTTACTTTGGACGAGGGTTCGGGAAACATCCTGTCTATTCGTCGTAACTTTGAAGAGGGTACGGGCATCTCTAAAAAGATGCAGTACTTCGTTCATTACAAGTTTATGCCTGGTCTGGGATTCTATGGCTTTGGTTTGATCCACATGATTGGTGGGTTGGGCCGCGCTGCTACGAGTATTCTTCGCCAGTTGATCGACGCCGGAACCTTGGCAAACCTCCCAGCTGGGTTCAAGGCTCGGGGAGTAAGGGTTCGTAACGATGACGAGCCCTTACAACCTGGAGAATGGCGGGACATTGACGCTCCTGGTGGCAACATCAGGGACGCAATCATCCCGCTTCCGTACAAAGAGCCGTCAGCTACCCTCGCACAGCTTCTAGGAGCCCTCATAGAGGGCGGAAGACGTTTTGTGTCACTGGCAGACCAGCAGACTGGAGATGGCAACACAGCGGCTCCTGTGGGGACTACAGTGGCTATGTTGGAACGCGGCATGAAAGTTATGTCAGCTATCCACAAGCGCCTGCACTATGCGCAGCGTCAAGAGTTCCGTGTTCTAGCTCGGATCTTCAGGGACAACATGCCTGCGGAGGGGTATCCGTATGACGTTGTTGGCGGTGACCGGATGGTTATGGCCGAAGACTTCGACGGGCGTGTAGACGTTGTTCCCGTAAGCGACCCGAACATATTCTCGATGGCACAAAGGGTCACACTGGCTCAAACCCAACTACAGCTTGCGCAGTCAAACCCACAAGTGCATAATCTGTATGCGGCGTATCGTCGGATGTATCAGGCCCTTGAGGTTCAGAACATCGATGAAGTGCTTCCTCCACCGCCGCAACCGCAGCCTTTAGATCCTGCCATCGAGAATGCCCGTGCTTTGATGGGCGAGATCTTGAATACATTCCCAGAGCAGGACCATGACGCGCACATTCGGATGCACATGGCGTTCATGAAGACGCCTCTGGTGGCTACGTCTCCACAGGTTATGGGCACGTTCTACGCTCACGTTATGGAGCACGTTTCTCAGAAGTCTCGTTTGATGGTGACGGCGGAGATCGAAGGTATTATTGGACAGGCTCAGTTGGCGGCGCAGAGTGGCGCTATCGATCCGGTAGCTGCGCAGCAGCAAATCGCGCAGGTTCAGCAGGACATGCAGGATCCGGGGCAGATGGAGAAGTTGATCTCGTTGCAAATGGAGAAGATCATGGCAGAGATTCTGCCGGGGTTACTTCCAGCAAACAACGATCCAATGAGCGATCCTTTGGTTCAGATCCGGATGCAGGAGCTAGCTCTGAAAGAGAAAGATCTGCAGCGTAAGACTGAGGAAGATCAGGGCGACATGTTGATTGAGTTGCAGAAAATGCAACAACAAGCGGCGGCTGCAGCGGCTCGGATCGAAAGTCAGGAAGAGATTGCTGACAATCGCAACGACGTGAATCGGGAGCGTATTCAGGTTCAGCGCGATAAGATGCGACAAGGGGGATGATAGCATGCCTCTTAAACAGGGTAGATCAAAAGATGTAATCAGCCAGAACATCAAGACCGAAATGGCTGCTGGAAAACCGCAAAAACAGGCGGTTGCCATTGCTTTGAGCAATGCAGGAAAAACTAAGTATTCCTCTGGCGGCACGGTTAATTCTAGGTTCAGCCCTATAGCCCGACCTCAGAGGTTTGCCGGAGAGTTTTAATGTTGTGCGTTCTTGTTTTCGTGTCCTTCGGGCATGCGTGGACAAGTGGCGGCAATGAGTTGTTTCAGTACTGTTATTACGACTGCGGCAAAACGACCAACGGCTTGTGGTACGACAGAGTTTTTCGTGTGAATTATTTATACGTCTGTCCTGCGAGGTACGTTGAAACATGATTGATCCTATTACAGCCGTTGGTCTCGCCACATCCGCTTATAACGCGATTAAACAGGGCGTTGCTGTAGGTCGAGAACTGCAGGACATCACAGGTCAGCTTGGCAAATGGGGCAAGGCTTGCAGCGATTTTGCCTTCGCCGAAGAGCAAATAAAAAACCCCCCTTGGTATCAATTCAAAGGCTCTGACACACACAGTGCCATAGAGATATTTGCGCAAAAGAAGAAAATGTCGGAAATGCGCAAGGAAATCAAGAACTTCATAAGTTTTCAGTACGGACCCTCCGCTTGGAAGGAGGTTTTACATATCGAGGCGCAGATGCGAAAGCAACGTAAAGAAGAAATTTACAGGAAAGAAGAACTTAAACGAGCTATTATAGAGTGGACTGTGGGCATTGTACTTGTCTTGGCTGGCGTAACAGGATTGGCGATAGTGCTGTACTTTATGGGTAGAAGTCAGGGGAAGTGGTGATGTGGTTTTTAATTTGGTTTCAAGTTATGAATAACAATATCGAGCACTATCAACTCAATCAGTTCACTACTGAAAACGAGTGTAGAGAAGCTCTTGAGGATGCAAAAGTCTTGATAACTACGAGCCAAACAACGGTGTATTGCTTTGAGGTTATACCGAAATAAACGTGGAGATTACGTTGTATATGACAAATACGGAAAAGTTGTTATAATAACGCACCACAAACGATATGCTGTAGAGTACGCAAGGAGTTTAGAAGATGCCGAATGAGTACGATCTGAACGGGAATGGCAAGAT